TATATATTATTCTATTGTATGACAGGTATGACAGGTATGACGTATGACAGACTACTTTATCTATCTATCTATTTTCTTTCATTTGTTATGTCGTCCCCTACTCGACGTGCTATTCATATATATTTCTCTCTTACACACTTTCGACCATACCTGTCATTCACGTCATACACCTGTCATTCTCTTCCTTATTGATTCAATGTTGGAATCTCCTTCGACACTACTATATCCGCTGGTAATCCTGATGCTGACAGTCTTTTATTGAATTCCGCCATATCCATTCCTCGCTTCATCGCCTTTATAAACGCTATACAGTATCTTCCGCACGTCGATATACGTCTGTCTTCATCTTGATGCTTTATCGTATTGAAATACACTTTGTATGGCGACGCTTCCAACATTTGACTCAAATACGGAGCGTTTATACCCATCTTCTTGTTCTCGTCCGCTGAAACCCATTTCAATTGGGAATCTATCTTTGACCCATACGAACAAAAATATAATATGGAATCCCCTCGGCGGTATAAGGCGACCCAGTGTCCCGAATTAGGGGAATTTTGATACAGGATTATCGCATAAGAACCGCTATGCGGTAAAATCTTATCTATTGTTCCATACTTTGGTAATTCGTTGTAGGTTATGATAGGCACATTTGGTAGATACTTTTGGATATTGAAATTATCCATAGGTTCTTCCAGTATCGGCACTAACTTACTCGCTTGTGTCGGCGTGATTTTCTTTTTCACTGCTTGTTCCTTACTCATTTATTATATTCAAATAAAATTATATACCTATAATATAACAAAATGGCGAGTAGAACACTTGGTCTTTACAGTCAAGCAAGTAATACACTTGCAACTGCCTTTCATAATGCCTATTTTGCTTCAGGAGGTGGTGGTGGTAGTCAAACTTTAGCACAAACGTTAGTTAATGGGAACACTACTGGCGGAACTGATATTATACAAACATCAGGCGATAGTTTTAAATCTTCTTCTAATAGCGATTTGAAACTGGAATTAGATGGTAATGGTAAAGTGTTAATAGAACAAAATGGTTTCTCTGGAAACGCATTCCCTATGTTAAAATTAGTTTCTGTTGATAATAACAATGTAGGAGCAACAATAGATATATACCAAGATAATAGTGCTGTCGCCCCTAATGATGAAATTGTTTCTATTAACTTTAAAGGCAACAGTTCAACAACTAACGAAGAAACTTATGCGAATATAGGTTGTTTAATAGAAGACCCTACTTTTTCATCTATGAATGCTTATATACGATTTTTATTAAGACATAATGGAACTTTAACTGTTCCGTTATATGTATATGGTAATTATATTAAACCTATAGCATTAATGGATAATTTATCAACTACAGGACAAACAGGACAAATTTTAAGTTGTAGTGCTACTGGAACAGGTGCTTTAAGGTGGATTTCACCATTTACGAATATGACCGCTACGGGTGGTGTTGTTAATACTTATTACGAAGGTTATACTCGTTATACATCACATACATTCTTAACAACTGGTTCATTTACTATAACATCATACGGAACGAATGTTGTTCCAGAAATAGATATGTTAATCGTCGGCGGAGGAGGAGGCGGGGGTGCTTCTAACGGAACTGGTGCTTTCGCTGGAGGAGGTGGTGCTGGTTGCGTTATTCAAATATCAGGTTTTCCATTAAATTCTACTGCTACTTTACCCGATTTATTTACTGTATCTGTTGGTAATGGTGGTAATGGTGCAACACCCGCAAATACAGGTTCTACTGGTGGAACTACTACTGTTTCAATACCAGCAAATTTAATGCTTACAGGTGTTGCATTAGGTATTACCGCTACTGGTGGGGGTGGAGGTGCTGGCGGTATTAATGCACCTGCTAATGGTGTAGCATCTTCTTATGTTTTTACTACTCACGCAGGTTCAACTTTAACAACTATTACACCAACATCATCTTCGGGTGGAGGTCAGCAAGGTGCTGGGTCTTCTACTACTGCCCCAACTGCCGTATTCAATAGTGCCGTTGGTGATTTATACAGTAGTGAAACTGTCCGTTCAGGAGGTTATAGAGGTGGTATAGGAACTACAAGTGCTACAAGAGCAGGTTGTAGTGGTGGTGGTAGTTCATCACAAGGAATAGCACCTACTACATTAGCACAATATATAGTAGGAGGGTCTTTAGGTCATACTACATACTGGGACGGAACTAAAAGAATGGTAGGCGGAGGTGGTCTTGGTGCTACATCTGGAACTGTTGTTGCTAATCCTACTTCTGCATTATATGGTGGTGGTATTGGAGAAGCAACTGGGTCTGCTTTTTCTGCAACTGCGGGAACTGCTAATACTGGAGGCGGTGGCGGTGCTTCATCATCTTTAGGTATAGCGGGTGCGAATGGTGGTTCTGGTATAGTCATTATTCGTTATAAGAGTTAATAATCTTCTTATAAAATTTGTATTATAATAAGATTAACTTATTTGTTGTATATTTGAAATTATACTCGGTATTTCAGGATATTGACCGACGACTTCTGGAAAGTGCTGGGCGGTCATAGATGGGTCGCTGGAATTAAAGAAGACTTCGACGTATTGACCCGCAGTTAGTTGGATAATAAACTCACACATCGGGAATGTTTCACCTGTTTGCCCTTCTACACGCACCTGACTTCCCGAACGAGGAACAGGTGTTCCATTAATAGCAATATAGATTTCACAAGGACTATTTCCGCCCCCAGACTTGTCTAACTGTATCGAATATGTAAAGCGATACACACCAGTTCGTTGGACGAATATCTTTGACCCTACGAAGTTTGTAAATTGGGCGATTTCCGTTGTGTTATATGTTATTGCTGTTGGTGTGCTGACACCTAATACAGTTTGCGATTGTGTAGAACAAAATGACCCGTATGCAAGGGTCTGCGACCAAGGTGGTATGTATTTGGGGAAGATGTATCCAGTTCCGTCATAATCGACGATTTCTCTGTTCGCCATTTATTTTTATTATATACAACTATTATAAATGGATTCTTATCAACATATTATTCTTTACCGTCGTCTTGACAACTGTTCTCCTGCTTGTGATTCTTTCAATATCCAAGTTTATGACGACCCTGATTGTGTTTTTGACGCATTCCTCGCTCACTGGGGTGCTTATAGGGACGAAAGACAAATTAAATTCTTTATCGACAAGTCGGGCGACGACCTCTGGAACTTTGTTTCCAACTTACGGGACTATCTCTCCAACAAATACACCGATAGTTTCCTTTTCTCTACTGGTCGGGAAAACGCTCAACTTATTCAACTTACCCCTCGTAGAGTCCGTCCCATAGTATAATTTTACCCATTTATCTTTTTTTATCTGTATATTACATATAAAATGTTTAACATCGACAAGATAGGTCGCCCTGTGGCGAAGATTGTAGGCAACAATCCCAAGTGGAAGAACAAAATCGTCTCTCTTCATAACGAAGACGACGAAGATGTCGATAAACAATTCTCACGTCTCGAACTTCCAGAAGGTCTCAAGTTCCAACTCGTTCCTGATACGACCAAGGAGAGAACTATCGGGTATTTGACAGGTGCTTCAGGTAGTGGTAAATCAACATTCACTCGTATGTATTGCGAAGAATGGAAGCGGAAATTCAAGGACGGCGACATCTATCTTTTCAGTAATCTTAAGGAAGATGAATCACTTGACAGCGTTCAACCCAAGCGTATTGTTATAGGCGACAACTTAATCACCGACCCTATCGAATGTAAAGACCTCGCTGACTCACTTGTCATTTTTGATGATGTCGATTGTATCAAGAACAAACAGTATAGGGAAGCAGTCGTTAAACTTATGAATGAAATTTTAGAAGTCGGTCGTCATAAACACGGCGGTAGTAGAGGTATTTCTTGTATCATTACGAATCACTTACCTACCGACCGCCAATTCACTCGCCGTATCCTCAACGAAGCACACTGGTGTGTTTATTTCCCTCACAGCGGGGTCGGGAGACAGACCTCCTATATGCTTGAAAATTATTTGGGTATGGATAAAGACCTGATTCTTAAAATACGCCGTATGAAAACTCGCTGGTGTTGTGTCTTCCGTAATTATCCTATGTTCTATATGACCGAACGCTACTTGTCGCTCATTAGCGAAGATGATGATGAATCAAGCGATAGTGATTAATATCCATTTATTTTATACATTTATAGTATAACATAAATGACTGACTTACCTACACATATCTACTACGACCTTAACATAGTCAATAATGACAGCACAGGGCAGAAACCTCCTGTTCCAGTCGTCTTTAATGAAATTCGTAATTCGCCTATCGTCCATAGTCCAAAAGACTATTATGTCAGTGTCGTTCGCTTCCAATTAGAAACCTCTAACACTTTACCAACGTTCATTCCGCAAATTATGTTAAATCAAGCAGACATAGGTAAGACCATATACAGTTTCACTATGACCTATAAAAGTCCTGTCAATAATGTCGTTTATCAACATCAGGAATATATGAAATGGTCTAATGAAAATTTTGACCCGTTAGTTCCTATTCCTCCTTCACCAACAACTATAGAAGGTAATACATCACCTTTCTACTTTGGTTATAGCGTCCAACACGTCGTCGATTTATTAAATAAGTGTCTGGAAGACTGTTTATTTAATCTTAATGTTGCCGTAGTTGCAGGAACTGGGGTTAATATTCCTAATTTCACTTCCTATCCTTACTTTTTACTCGACGAGACTCATAAACGTTTATCATTAATCGCTCGAGAAGATGTCTTTGCAAACACTGGTCTTGCTTTCCAACATAACGTTTTCATCTATGCAAACTCCCCGATGTTTAACTTAATCAGCGGTTTCCAAGCACAATATTACGGCGATAATCCTAACATCGTTAATGGTAAGAACTACTTAATAGTCATCAAGAACATCAAGAACAGCAACTACTACTTACATAACAATAGTGCAAGTCCTCCTGCTTACTCTTACAACGCTATTCAAATGTATCAGCAATACAGTTCTACACCTCTTTGGAGTCCTATTGACCGTATCGCTTTCACTACTGCTTTATTACCTATCAGTCCGTCATTAACCGCACAACCTCTTGTTTTCAACGCAGATGCTGGATTACTCAACACAGGTAATAACGCCAACATTTCACTTCTTTTAACCGACTTCCAAGTCCAAGACGACCAAGGGGGTGTCTCTTATAAACCTCTTATCAACTACTTGCCTACCGCTGAATATCGTCTTATCGATTGTAATGGTAATAACCCTATCTCGGCAATTCAAATTGCTGTCAGTTGGATAGATAAATTTGGTAATTCCTATCCTTTCTACCTAACTTCGAATTGTAATGCCTCTGTCAAATTATTATTCCGTCGCAAAGATTTCGAAGGCGAAAAGGAAGACGTTTAGAAAGTTCGGTAAATTTTTATCTTCGCCTATAGTATAGAAGTTTTAGACAATGTCCTCCGCTGATATTCAAAAAGTTATGGTTTTAGATGACCGTTTAGCGGTCTCAAGCGAAATTCGTTATGCTGTAAATAGAGGGGCACAAAATATGACAAGTGCAACTTTTAACGCTATTACAAAATCCGCTTCACAAATTACCTTCAACGTGCAAGTTCCAAGCGAACAAGTCATTATTGACCGTCGTGTCATCTTACGTTCCCAAGTTTCATTCCGTGTTTCAGGTGTTCCTTTAGCAGGTGAATATTTAGTGAATTACGGTTTAACCGAAGCATTTGGTTCATTCCCATTACATCAATTAATGACTACTATCCAAGCGACAATTAACAACAATACTTCCGCTATAAATATTCGTGATGTCTTACCTGCTATTGTTCGTATGAATGACGTTCGTGAATTACAAGCATTCAACGGTATGACTCCTATTGCTTTCGATACTTATAAACGTTATAGTGATGCTGTCGGTGCTACTAACAATCCATTAGGTAGTTGGGTCAATGTTGCAGATAATGACTTATTACCTCGTGGTAGTTTCATTATTGATTCTATTGCTGGTAATACTATCGGTGATGGAACTGCGGTAAAGAATGTCGATATAACGGCAACTTTCAGCGAACCTCTTTTATTATCGCCATTTTTGTTTGCAAATCCCGCTCACAAACAAGGATTTTTCGGCATACAAAATTTAAATATAACCTGCAATATAGGTGATACAAAGCGTTTCTGGAGAACTGCTAAAGCAGTCTCATCAGCAGGTCAATACAACGGTGCTTCCTATTCAGTTAGTTTAACTGGTGATGGTTTCGTATCTGCTTCATTAATCTTCAACTTTTTAACTCCGCACGCTTCACAAGCATTAACCTCCCCAAGAAACGTCGTCCCATACTATGAATTGCCTCGCTACATTACACGTTTATCATTTGGTGCTCCATTAGCAAGCGACGCTCAAACTCAAGTCTCTACGCAAACAATTCAATTGAATCAAATACCCGACGCACTTATAATTATGGTGCGAAAACCATTAGCAAGTCAAAATTGGGCGGACACTGAAACTTTCTTAAAAGTCAATCGTGTCGTCGTCAATTGGAACAACAACAGTGGTATTTTAAGTTCAGCAACTCCTCAAGACTTATACCGCTATGCTCGTGAAAACGGTTCAACCCAAAATTGGTTAGAATTCTCTGGTAAGGCAAATAGAAATCCAACTTTACCTGCATCATTATCATCATTATACACATCGGGTAGTATGGTCGTTTTAGAATTTGGTAAGGATATTCAATTGGTAGATGAATTCTACGCAAGTGGGTCAATTGGGTCATTTTCTTTACAATTACAATTAGATATTGAAAATAACTCATACGAGTCATTAAGCGAAGCGGAAATCTGCTTAATCACCAAAAATTCAGGCGTATTCGTGAGCGAAAGAGGTGCGTCTTCGATTTTTACCGCTCTTTTAACAAAGGCGGACGTCTTGTCAGCAAGTCAAATGATGCCTTACACTCGTGGAGATATTCGCCGTATTATCGGTGGAGGTTGGTTCGATACATTAAAGTCAATTGGTAAGGAATTATTACCTGTTGGTCGTGATGTCGGTTCAAAATTATTAATGAAACAATTAGGATTAGGTATGTCTGGCGGTATGGAATCAGGCGGTGCAATGTCGGGCGGTATGTCGTCAGGTGGTGCAATGTCAGGCGGTTCAAAGCATAAATTAAGCAAACACTTACAATAGATTTTTTAACGTTTAATATAAATATATATTCTTTGTTATATATATATATCTCAAATGTCAGCAAGCGAAGCAGTCCTTTATAGAGCACTTGGAACTTTCTCACTTGCGGGTCAAACGTCCCCAATGACTATTATAGACCCTGTTATGAATGCTGGATACGAAGTTATTATTTCGTTAAAACAAGAAGGTGGAACATTAAGTGGGGTTTCCGTTCAAAATATAACCAAAGGTTCATTCCAAGTCGTTTTCAATAATGCAAACGATAGTGTTTATACCTATTTTGCTATGCCTAACTTTAATTATTTCGATAGTAATCCTACTCCATCAGGGGGCACAACAAGAACTATCGCTTACACTGCTCCTTCTACACAAGGTCAAATTGATTTCGGGCAAACTCTTTCACTCGGTAGTTATTCTATTGATGGAACACGAACTTGCACCAATATTGTCTTATCATTTAATATGTCTATTGTCGCTGTCTTTTTACCAGTTGGTGGTGTTGTTGGTATGCGAATTAAAGAAGGTGCATCAGTTATAGCGTCTGTAGAATATAGCACATTTACAGCGGGTTATAATCTTTGGCAACTCACGAATAATCACTTTAGTCCTACCTTATTTAGCACAACTGGAACTACTCGAACATTTACATTAGAATTGTATAACTCGACGGGAACAGGCGGTCAGGCGTCCGCAATTGTCTATCCATACCCGTCTCCTCCATTAGATAAAATTTATGAAATTATGTCTGCTAATTTAGTCGCTTCTTATTCACCTTAATCTTTTTTTCTGCTATTATCATAAATGATAGTCAAGCAATTAACCATTAGAGGTATTGCCTCTAACAATATACCCATTAAAAAACAAAAGATAGACTGGACTTTCTGGATTGCGTGTCCTCGAGTTCATCATTTTTTATCACTACGTCATCATTTACATAGTATTAGAAAGAAATAATTTTCTAACTCTATACTATAGTCTTACAAATGTCCGCAAGTGAATCCAAATTAGTCTTCTTATGTGGTTCTGCAACCGCTACAAACGCAACTCCTGTTGTTGTCCGTGATGTTCGCATTCTTGCATCATCTTTCGTTATGTTAGGTCTTCCTAATACTCGTGCTGGTGCTAATGCGGGTGTTGCTCGTGTTTCTGCTGTTTCCGCAGGTCAATTCTCCATTACTGGCGGTGCTGACGACCAAAGTGTCTATCCTTACTATGTTGTATCAAGTCCATTAGACGGTGCAACGGAACGCAGTTCGTATATTGCTTAAATGATATTCGTCTATTTTTTTTCCTATGTCTATAATAAAATGGAAGAATTCAATAGCGGATTAATCTCAACTGGTTTCACTGTCTTATGTTATGTAGTATGGAAGATAGTTAAGCGATATAGTCTTAAATCAACTTGTAATCACAACCAACTCCATATTACCGTCCAAGACCTCAACGAAAAAATCAGTGAAACTCACGAATTTATCAAACTTGTTTCTACCGAATTAGTCAATGCCGTTAAACCTACAACGGTCTCGATGACAGAATCGACGTCGGCGAAGCAAATTAGGGAAGAAGAAGAGGAACATAAGTCCCCGCAGTAAAGCAATACCTTTATAAAATTAATTATTTTATAGGGATATAATATATTAACATAATGACTCTTTACGACACAGAATACAATCGGCGATTACAACAACGCATTATGGAAATCAACCGTAGGGCAATCGACCATCAACGCCATTATTACACAAGTATTGACACCCAGATGCCTCATTATTTAGGTTCGGGTTATGATGACGACCTCGAAGCATACGAAGGTGCTGGTAAAGAAGAACGCCCAGAATTAGGTTATGGTGTAGAATCCGCTGAAAAGAACTTCCAAGGCAACTATTTAGATACTGCTATTTCTACGTGGGACAAAGCATTCTTAAAACCTGCTATGACTCAACAAGAACAAGTCCAATATGAATCAGGTGGTGGTCTCGTTCAACAAGACGAAATCAATGCAGAAATGAATGCAAAAGGCGAAGATAAATTATTAACTACAAAGAAAGGTCGTGGTCGCCCTAAAGGTGCTAAAGGTAAAATCGGTCTCGCTCAATCCCCTGAATCCGTCGCTTTCTTTGCTGAAAAATTAAAACAAGAAATGGCGAAGAGAGGTTTAAAGAACGAAGACTTAAAAGGTGCTGGTATTTTAAGCAGTGTTTTAGGTGCTATTGGTCTCGGTAAGAAACAATTAAAAGGTTCTGGTATTTTAAGCGGTATTTTAGGTGCTATTGGTCTCGGTAAAGAAGGCGGTGCTCCTCCATTTGGAACTCCATTAGATAGACCAAGAGGAAAAGGTGCTGATGATTTTATAAAAGCATACAATTCGAGTATATTCGGTGGTAAAAAACGTGGTCGCCCAAAGAAAGGTGGTAATATAGGTCTCGCTCAATCACCTGAATCCGTTGCTTATTTCGCTGATAAACAAGCAAAAGAAGGCGGTAATATCTTCGAAGACATTTGGTCGGGTGTAAAAGATGTCGCTGGAACAGTTGCCCCATTCCTTCCATTATTAGGTGTCGGTAAGAAGAAACGAGGTCGCAAAGGCAAAGGACGTAGTGGCGGTGCTGTCTTACCTGAAGCATCTTCCTCATTCGGTGCTAATTTAGAAGGCGGTTGTGATGACTGTCCTAAAGACAACGTCCAATTAAAGGGACATTATGGTGGTGCAAAGAAACCTAATGCAAGAGCAGAAATCGTCCGCCGTATTATGAAGGAAAAAGGTTTGAAATTAGCAGATGCTTCCAAGTATGTAAAGGAACACGGTCTTTATAAGAAGTAAATAATTTATACCATTATAATATAAAGCATTATGGCGGACTATAAACGACTTCGTAATAGAAGACTCAAAGAATACGTGGATTCCTATACTCACGCTAATAGAGATGCGTGGGCGATTCAACTCGATAGAGCAAAATTAGAAGAAGCACCGAAAGCACCTCCTGCTTCCGCTGAATTATTAACGACCAACAGTCAATTAGGTTCGGCAACCATTTCCCTTTTGATAGACGTTCTTAATACGATTAAATTACGTGTGAGTCCCGTCTATTTATTTACGAAACCTTCGACCCTCGATTTCGGCAAAGCAAAAGAATCACTCGGTCAATACGTTTCCAACTTGCAATTCACCGTCATTCCCCTTTTACAAAAATCCGCTGGTGGAACAAATAATATGCTCCTACAGCAAACATTAAGTGATACTCGCCGTGTTGTCGAATTACTCACCCAAATTGTTAATGAATTCGGCAAAATGCGTAAATATGACCCTCGCAAAGACATTAAACGACGTGAAAAAATCGACTTTCGAACTGCAGAAGGTAAGGCAAGAATGGAAGAACAACGAGCAATCTTTGACTTTTATGAAAACGAACGCAGTCAATTCGAAGCATACCGAACTCAAGTTATGAATTTAATTAACAGTGCAAAGAATATTGAAACTCAAGTATTCCAAGCAACCGAAGCAGAACAACAAGCACAACCTCAACCTTCCGCTCCTTCCGCTCCTTCCGCTCCTACTTCTGGTATTTTTGCTGAAGAACCTGTTATGGGCGATAAATCTATAGAAGATATTATGAGTTCCGTAGAAGAACAAAAACAAGCAATTGAAAAGGAACTTATTGACTTGCAAAGAGAAGTTCAAAAAACCGACTACGGACAAGCAACAGAATCTGCAAAGAAACGCAAGAAACCAGCAGAAGAAAAAGGTGGCGGTATGCGTGTCGCTTATAGTGAAGATAGTCCATCTAAATTATACACTCAAGCAGGTCGCAAATATGCTTTATTGGAACGTCCTACCTATAATCCATTACAAGGTATGTTAGACCAACTCAAGATGCGTGATAAGTCATATTTCGACTCGATGACGAACGATAATCTCAAGTTCCGTCTCCATAAGAACCCTGAAAAGATGAAAGACAAGATGTTCTAATGCTCCTTACATTTTTATTATAAGACTATTATAAAAAGAATGCCCTACGAACTTCTCAATTACAGAAACGGGTGGCGAGTCTGCAAGACCCAAGAACCCGACGTGTGTTTCAGTAAAAAACCCCTTTCACTCGAACGGGCAAAGAAACAAAAAACTGCGATAGAAATAAGCGAACGAGGCGGAAAAAAGTCTTTAAGTAGTGTTTCGGCGGATAGACCCGTTCCAAATGACCCCGAATTATACGATAGGGTCAAAAAGGAAATCACCGAACGTGTCCCCCAACACTCCCTTTACCGTTCCGCTCTTATCGTCAAAGAATACAAACGCCGAGGTGGAACATACAGAGACGGTCAATCCAGAGGCATCACCAAATGGTTCAAGGAAAACTGGTTGTCCGCCAACGACTTCCTTCGGGGCAATAAAGTCAAATGCGGTGATAATAATGCCGAAAAGTGGGACGAATATCCCTTATGTTATGCCGAAAAACGTCTCAAGACATTCACCAAAGACGAACTCCGCAATCTTATCGACAAAAAGACCCAACTCGGTCAAAAACATCTCCCTACCAAGGAAATCACTGGAAAAGGTAAAGACAAACAACTCTATCACCTTTATCCTTCTACCCTCAAGACCAAAAAATGGGACTTGTATTTCGAACGGGACGGGCGACAACGCAAAGTCTCTTTCGGCAATCCCAACTACGAAGACTATACCATTCACAAAGACCCCGAAAGAAAACGCCGATATTTAGCAAGAGCGACCAAAATCAAGGGCAACTGGGCGAATGACCCTTTCTCCCCAAATTCCCTTGCGATTAATGTCCTCTGGAATACACCTAAATCACCGCAGGAAAACCTACGACTCTACCTCAAGAAATTAAATATCTCATCATAATATATACAAAATGTCAAATAGTGAATTACTTGGTGGAGGGTCAAGAGACTTTCTTGTAGGTGGTAATTTGGTGTTAAACGGACACGGAACTTCTAAATCAACTACAACTAATAGTATTGCGTTAGGTAAAGATGCAGGTCTTGTTAATCAGGATACAGGAGCAATTGCAATAGGTGCTAATAGTTCTACAAGTAATCAAGGTTCGGGTGCTGTTAGTATAGGTCAAAATACTTCGACGTCGAATTCAGTTAATTCTATTGCTATAGGTTCAGGTGTTAATATTATATCTTCTAATAACAGCGTAGGTATTGGTTCGGGAGTTTCACTTAATACGTCTGGTGATAATTGTATTGCGATAGGTTCAAATGCGTTAGTTGGTGCTGGATTTACTACGGCGGTTTGTATTGGTGCGAATTCACAAGTAAATGCAAACACTGGAATTGCTATTGGTGTGAATTCACGTGCTAATTTTGGAGGTTCTATTGGAATTGGTGTAAGTGCTACTACTACCGCAGGTAATCAAATTGTTTTAGGAAATCTTCCATCACCGCCTGTAAATGCAAATGCCTTATTTGTTTCTACTTTAAGTGTTAGACAAGTTGCCCGAACGGGTCTTCGTATGCTGTGTTATAATCCTTCTACAGGAGAAATTACATTTGATACTGTTAATCAATAATTTAATTATAAGAGACACTTATTATCGTCTTTTATAGTAAAATGCTTGACTTTATACTGGAAGACTATTTTCAACACATCAAGAGGAATCCTTATATCTACTGTATCTACTGCGGGGGTTCTTATCTATTCAGTGATTCCTTTCGACATCATACCGAAGTAGGACACCGAACACGATTCTACCTCTATAAACGAAATCTATATTTCACTACCAAAGAAAAATAAGGGGGACGACATAGACCTTTTTGTTTTCTTTTATCGTATGACAGACTATGACACCTCTATGACAGGTCTTATATTTTTACTTTCTTCCATTTCGATTTCGAGAAATTTAATAATATCGCTGTATTTCCCTTCTTTGTAGGTTAAATATGTTATATAAGTAGTTTATTATATATATAATATATTAATAGTAATAATATAATGACAGGTATGACAGTTATGACACCATATATCTATCTATCTATAGAGATTGAATGAATTTGTATGCCTTCCCCATCAAGGCATACATTTAGAGTATATAGAGACAATCCCAGACCCCCCGTTTATGACGTCATAGATGACATACGGTGTCATTCAACCAAAGAATAAAAAAAGATGGTTGTCGTCCTTGTTTATTCTTCTTACGTTTAATTTAGAGGGTCAGGAGTTGTTTGTTTTTCTATCCAATTCTGGAATCCCTCTGCGATAATTCCGCTATACAGACGTATTTTAATGGTTCTCTTGTATCCAAATAGCATTTTCATCTTGATTCCAAAAGTGTTAGATGAGACGGAGCGAACACACTCTTCCATACACATATCCTTATAGTATTGATAGAATCTACCAGATGGAACGACACTTGACTCATTACCTCTCTTACAGTGTTTTTCAATAAACCAAGAG